GAACTTGCTCAGTCATCATCGTTCCAAAGGAACCCTGGTCTACCGGACCAGTACGGGTAATTAAACTTAAGTCTGGGGTAATCTTACATTAACTGTCAATAGGCAGGCGAAATCAAACTTTTCTGCGACTGCACATAAAAGTTACCAGCCGCTAACGTAACGCTGCCGCCAGTGTTATTGGACAAAATCAACGTGGTTGCGTTCGTTGCATTAACGTAGCCAAACACGGTAATCCCTTGTAAATCTTTATCGTAGGACGCGGTAACCATATCGCCTAGCGCAGCACCAGGTGTCGTTATGTTGACGGTCGCTCGGCTACCATTCGTGATCGTCGTTGATCCATACGCTTGCGTACCATACGCAACTGGACCTTGGTAGCTTGTGGTCGTAGATAGAACGCTTACGTTGCCAGTTTTGTTAGTGGCAAATTGATTGCCTGTAACCATCAAACCTGCTAATAGCGCACTTTGCTCTACATAGCCGTAGGTTTGTGTGCCGCCCGCGCCATTTGAGTCGTAGCATAAGTTATTGCTAAACACGGAATAGTTAGCGTTGTACGTTGATGTGCCGTACCTTGCGACGATGCCAGGTGAATTAGCGGTTTTTCCGTTGTTAAAACAGTAGTTGTTAGAGCAAATACTATTTTTACCACCTTGGTCGATACCGCTGCCAGCGTTGTCAATACAGTAATTGCCGGAGATGATAGATAGCGCAGCCCAGTTTTCGATACCTTGGCACACGTTTAAGTTAACGTCTGTACCTACTGAATCGCCGCAATAGTTATTTAGGATCTGCAAAGATTTGCAGTTGGGGTCTTGCTCAGTCGTAATACCGCCACCAAACCGCCACCCCGATATGTAATTGTTTGCGATTGTGCTTGCAGACATCGACACATTCATGGCGCTATTCAGCATGATGTTGTTCGAGATAGTCGATTGCGTTACAACACCTGCCGACGTGGATACCAAAATAGCTTGGTTTTGTGTGTTAACAGCCGTGTTTCGTTTGATGTAGTTGCCGTCAAACAAGTAGCGCGAGCCACCGTTTGCTATCAAACCAAACCGGTCCATGTTGACAAAACGGCAATTCAACACTTTAACGTCAGTGCAAAGCTGGAAGGCAACCAAACCAATGTTGGTAGCAACTGTATAGCTGCCGCCGTCAAAAGTAAGTCCTTCAATGACAACATTTGTTTTAGACGCACCAAACAACAAATCGGTCGTTGGCGTCGTAGCGCAAGTAATAGTAGCGTTGTAACCAAGCAAGGTGATGTTTGACACCAAGTTGATTTGGGTGCTCACCACGTAAGTACCGCTAGGAAAGTAAAGCGTCTTGCCTGCTGATTGCGTAATAGCGGTCTGAATGGCCGTTGTGTCATTAGCCACCCCGTCGCCCACAGCGCCAAAATCTTTGACGCTAACAGTCTGCGCCAACTTGTTTGAGACGTTGGTGGCTGAACTGCTTGTAAACGGTGGCGTGTACGATATTTGAGTTGCAGTGCCATATGATGACCCGTTGATCTCAGAGTTCGTAAACTTAACTTTTTGCCCTGCCGTCAAACCCGTGTTGAACGTTACTGTCGTGCTATTAGTCTCTGTATAGGCGTACTGCGCCCCTGGCCCGTACTGGTTAATACCATCAACAAACACTGATAAGCTGTTTGTACCGGGGGCGTACTGCATCGTGGTCAGCGTGAACACTGTCTGACCGGATGTTGCAGTTTTAATTTCTTGGCTGTTGGTGTAATTCAAATAATTTGAATTGATGCCCGTCAAATTATCGTACGTTCCAATCAGCGCACCAGCACTGTCACGCAACACAAACTTGTAGCTAAGACCATCCGATAGCCAGATCTCGCCCGATGAGACGCGCCCTGCTGCGTCCAGCACGATTGGGTTTGTGTGCGCCGTTGAACCTGCTGACGATGTATAGGTGGCTTGAGGTGTCGTGGTGCCAGCGGCGTATGAGTAGAGTAACCCGCCCGTCAAAGGGTTGCCGCTGCTATCAAAAAACTGTGCTGCCGCGCCACCAAGCGCTGAAATAAAGACGGACATGGTTGAATCCTTATTGTAGCCCCAGCCTAGAGTCTTGATATGCTGCAATGACTTCGGAGGTCCAGACAGCGTTGCATACAGCTTGGACACGAGCGTCTTGACCCACAAGACTTTGGCCTGGAGCCAGCGACGAACGGTGGTAAGAACGTGAAATTTCTTCGTCATTTTCAACAATCTTTGTGACTTGCCGAATAAGAACGCCGCCGTCTTCTAGGACTTCAATCTTGTCAATACTTACCTGTTTATCAATCATAATGACCTCACGTAGCAGTAAAATAAAAGCCACTGGCGTAAATGGTGTTCTTTGTCGAGCCAGAGGTAAGGTTTGCGCCAGTTATTGATGATGGCGTCAACACGTCAGGAGATGTCTTAGTCGATATCGTAATCGACCCTGTTGCAAAACTTAAGTTTGTCGTGGTTATCTGTCCAAAAGCTGGGGCTGCCGTAGTCCATCCAAGATTTTGGTTGATTAAAATTTGAGATGATCCCAAAGGAAAACCTGAAATCGGTGCAAAAGGTAAACCTTCAACAGAAAGAACATCGGATGTAGCACCTGTTACCGTTACTGATGCAGTAACGATGGAAAACTCAATAAACACAACAGCACCAATCTTTCTGTAGCGCCCTCTTGTTGTGTTTGACACATAAGTTACCGCTATGTCACCACTAAATATGTCATTACTCATGTAGTTGGGTGTCCACGTCCCTTCTTCGTAGTCATCCAACGTATTAACATCAGCCGATGAAACTTGAACGGCTGGAAATGTAAGTCCGTTAGCTGTTAGAAAGCCCGCATCCGTTACGCCAGCCGTTGACTTTTGTATTAATTTACCTGACGTACCATCAAACCGTACGATAGCATTATCCGTAGAAATCGTATCAGCGCCGCTGACATCACCATAATCAACGCCTAGCACAGCCGCAGCAATAACGCCTGAACTTGCTTTCAACAGACCGGTTGTCGATGCTGCTTGAATGCTGTCGCCTGCCGTGCCTGCGAACAAAGCGATTTGGTTGTTTACTGAAGAAGCAGGGCCACTCACGTTACCGGCAAGGTCTGTAATGCTTCCGGCAGTGATCTTGTAGCTTGTGCCGCCGCGAGCAATAGGTATTTCATCGCCTGACTGTGCCGGATTACCGCTTGGCAACGCCGATATTTTGATGGTTGACATGGTTAGTCCTTACTTTGATATTTATACCGAATCAGCGCCTACCGAATCAGCAGCAACCGCAGGCACTATCCACTGACAAGTTGCTTCATCAAGTACAGCGTCTGGTGTTGGTTGTGGCGGAATAAACGCATCACGAACTGGGTCGTAGGTGTAGCCAATGCCTGCGTAGTTTTTTCTGAAGGGAGTGCCGCCTAACGTATGAACACCGCCCTGCGTGTTGTAGCTCGTGCGTTTGGCTTGCAATCGGGTTTCTTGCGTGTAGAACAATTCCCAATCGTAGATGCCTTCATTCTCGTCTTTGCCTGTGATGACCTGAACAACAACGTTGTTTCTGTCTAGTAGTGCGTAGTGAGCCACTTGTTACTCCTTACCAGCTAATCGTGCCAGTACCGGCAGTGAATGTGTAAACCTTGTAACCTGAACGTGTGGTTGTGTCGAGGGTGTATGTTAGGCCAACACCGATAGATGCGAGGTTTGCAAATGTATTTGGATAAGCAATGATGACAACGCCTGAGCCGCCGTTACCCCCTGCCCCGTTTGAGCCTTCGTAGCCTCCGCCACCTCCGCCGCCTGTGTTTGAACTTCCCGGCGAACCAACTCCAGAGCCACTTCCGTTACCACCGCCTCCAGAACCTCCTGTTCCAGCAGACGCGCTAAGTGAGGCGCCACCCCCCCCACCGCCGCCTCGTGTTAGAGATGTTCCGGTAATTGACGAAACAACCCCAATTCCGCCATTACCAGCGGTTGCTTGCGACGATCCATTAGTGCCAACTGCTCCAGCGCCTCCGCCGCCACCACCACGAAAAGGAGATGCGGTAGTATTAGAACCGCCACTGTATCCTTGATTAGCAGTTCCCAGCCCAACAGTATTGCTTGAAGTATTGGTTTTAGCGCCGCCACCTGACCCGCCATTGCTTGCTTGTGCTGTCCCTCCGCCAGCTCCTCCATAAATAGAGGTTATGGTACTAAAAACTGATGACGTTCCAATCGAATTTGAAGCCCCGCCTGCTCCAACCGTAACAGTATAAGAAGTTGATGGCGTTACATTAAAAATGGCCTCTGCTGAAGCCCCACCACCTGAGCTTTCGCCAGTAACATTTGAACGATACCCTCCTGCTCCGCCACCACCCGAACCGTGTACCACATTACTTCCATTGCCGCCGCCCCCACCACCAGCAACCACTAAATACTCCACAGTTGAAGGTGGGGGATTAAACGGTGAAAATGTCACAGCGCCATCTACAAGCCATCCTCTTGTCGAGTCAATGTAGACAAGATTTACAGAGTTATTGCTCTTCGAAATGATTTTGTTTGCTGTTTCGCCTTGAATTTTTAGGCCATTAGGATTGATCGTAAGGTTGTTCGTTCCAAACGTCCCCGCGTAATCGGTCAGCGTAATCACATTCCCCGCAGCAGGACTTGCAGGTAGCGTTACCGTAAAAGCCGCTGAGGTCGTATCGCAGGGATAAGCATTACCAGCAACCGCTGTAAACCCAGTCGTCTGTACTGCTTGCCACGAGACACTTGATATACCAGAAGTGCCTGATTGGGTAATGTTTGCGGATGTGATCTTTGTGGTCATGCTTGCACCTCAACCCAATTAACTGCGGTTTCATCCCACTGGTACATACCTTCGCTAGGCATAGGAACGGGCGGCTCCCAGAGACATGTTTGTTCGTTCAGTACCCAACTGGGGTAAGGCCTTGGTGGAATAAACGCGTCTCTCTGTGGGTCGTATGTATAACCAATACCTGCGTAGTTTTTGCGAAAATTGCCGTTGTACGATGTTTGCTTCCAGTGCGGGTAACCACCTGACCAGTTCTGTAAAAACCATGCACCTTTCCATTCTTGCTCTTGGCCGTTCTGGTCAAGGAGTTCGTTGTTATGAACGACATGCACCTCAAGCACTACATTGTTTTGATCTAATTTTGCAAAGTGAGCCATTACGCCTCCAACTTTAATCCAGTTAAGTCCATTTCTTCTCCGACCATACCAACCGGAAACGTATTAAACGAAAGACTTATTCTTGTGACATCACCCTGCACGGTAGGAACCATGTGCGTCAGTGATGAAGGAAACAGAATTAGCTTTCCAGCTTCAGCTTCAAACCACCAAGACTCCGAGTTGTATGCGTTCCAGTTGTCTGTTGGGAATTTAATCTGCTGATATTGGTCTTTGTAAAAATATATCCTGTCATCAGGATTGGTCTGAAGGTAATAGACCCCTGAAACAAACGAATTAGGATGAGCGTGCTTGTGGTGGTATTGACCAGGGTCGCTGTAATTTACCCAAGATTGTGTGATCTTTAGATTCACGTTGTGCTTAGGCGCAGTCGTAGCCTTAAAGTAATCCGACACACAGTCCTCAATCCACGACCTCAACGGTGTCATGCTCTTAAGCACAAAGTTGTTTGTTGAGGTTGTATTGCCCGTATTAGCTCTCGTTTCTAAGCCTTTGACGAAGACAGCCTCTTCATCAGTCACCGGACGGTTAAAAAATGCAACAGGCAACGGAAATAAGTTATGAATGTTCATTTCAGAATGTGATGGAGCCGTTGCCGGTCCAAGCATAGATACGATTCCCACCGCTTATGGTCACAGTTGGTGAGCCTGTGGTTGACGTTGCTGCGGCATAAGTGGTAGGGTAAGAAATTATGACAACGCCAGAGCCGCCTTGCGCACCTGCCGAAGTAGTACCTCCTGCACCGCCACCCCCGCCGCCACCTGTATTAGTACCCCCCGCAACGGCATTATTTACATTGCTTCCAGAACCACCTACTCCACCACCGCCTGTTCCACCCGTCCCGCCAGTACTGGGATTTGCGCCACCGCCTCCACCACCTGCAAAATATCCTGTTGCTGGAGAACCCCCAGGCCCAGCGCCGCCGTAAGAAGATGCGTAAGACGGCCCTTGTGTACCTGCCCCACCATTACCACCACCTGGACTCCCTCCATTCCCTCCAGCCCCGCCGTTTCCACCGCCACCGCCGCCTCCTGACCCAAACGCTGAACCGCCTGCGGTGCTATTTCCAGATGTAGCGCCTGCGCTCCAAAGTCCCGAAGGGTTATACGCATTTGGCCTACCGCCGCCGGTTGCGGTAATACTTGAAAATACCGAATTTGTTCCTACGCCGCCTTGATTTGCAAGGCCCGTGTTTGCAGTGCCGCCACCACCAACTGTGACTGTGAGTGCTGTGCCTGCGGCAACGGATAGGGTTCCTGTTTTTAGTTCGCCGCCCCCACCACCACCGCTGGCTGTTGAGGTTCCGCCCCCGCCAGCAACTACAAGATAGTCAACGCTCGGTGGAGGACCAATCAACAAATCAGCATTTACTGCGCCATAAGCAACCCATCCTTGAGTCGAATCAATATAAACAAGTTGAGCCGATTGACGATTGGTTTTTATTTGAAAATTTGATGCACTACCGTTTATCTTCAAGCCATTTGGATTCACCGTCAGGTTATTCGTACCCCACGTCCCCGCGTAATCGGTCAGCGTAATCTGATCGCCAGGGTTTGGATTTAACGGCAGCGTGACGGTAATGGCCGCAGAAGTCGTATCAACCGGATAGGATCTTCCAGCGATTGCAAGAAAGTTTGCACTCCTTACCGGCTGCCATTGCAGCGTCGGCGGAGGCGCTAGATTGAAAGCCGAAGGCTGCAATGAGTTCATCAGTAATCCCCGCCAAACGCTGAAACTGCAATCGCAATATTTGTACCGCCAGCAGCTACTGTAAGTCCTGCATAAATACGATATGTAGCAGGAATATTAAGCCCGCTTGTTGGTAGCGACAGCGGATATGTCGTTAAAGCTGATGTCGCTAACGCCGTAACCGCCGTAGCAGGAATTGCAACTTCACCTAAGAATATATTATTCCCAGCGGTTGTGTTTGCAGAACCGTTGTTGATCCAAAACCTTACAACCGTTGCGTTGCTTGTTCCAGATGCAGTCGCGCCGTTGGTTGATGCTAGCCTGCACATCACCTGATCTATCCGGCTTCCATTAGCACCCGCTGTAAAGATAAGTGCTAATGCAGTTCCTGCGGTTTCTGTGCCGTCAAACGCTTTGGTGTTAGTCATCGCCGTCGAAATGATGGCGTTGTTAGCGCCAACATCAGGCGTTTGTACAAAAATTGGGGTTGCTGTAACAGCCATAATTAAAACGCTCCGAAGGTGTTAGCTAAATAAATGTTTGCACCAGTGCTGCTTCCGCCACTTCCGCCGCCGCCTAGAACCCTAATTTGAATAGCAACGCCACTTGCAGGTGCGGTCGTAAATACAATATTCGATCCTGATATGGTGTAGTCCGTTGTTGGGACTTGTACAACACCGTTCTCCATCACGAGGACGCTGTCAACCGTAATACCACTGGTTGCGGCGTAGGTCGTGGTTGAGCCGTTACCTGTGTAGGTGTAAGTTGTGTAGCTTCCGCTTCCACCACCTCCGCCAGTCGCCCATGAAAGCGTTCCAGAGCCGTCAGTGCTTAAGAACTGTCCGCTTGTGCCGTCCGTGCTTGGTAGCGTCCAAGTTACATTAGAAGCAATCGTTGCCGGACCTTGGAAGGCAACCCAGTTTGATGAATCACTGTCGCCAAATCTCAGATCGCCCTGAGCGTTGATCGTGAGGTTTGAGCCATCCGTAACGAGGTTCGTAGCGCCAGCAAATGATCCGGCGTTGTTGTACTGAAGCTGAGTTGTTGAACCGCCCGGAGAGCCGCCAGGAGTTGCCCAGGAAAGTGTTCCTGTGCCGTTCGTAACAAGAGCCTGACCATTGGAACCGTCTGTACTTGGCAGTGTCCAAGTAACATTCGATGCAACCGTACCGGCGGCTTTGAACGCCACATAATTCGATGAATCAGTATCAGCAAACCTTAATGCCCCGGTTGCGCCAATCTGGACGTTAGTGCCATCCCAAGTAAAGTTGGCCGATCCACCAAACGAACTGGAGTTATTGAACTGGATTTGGGTATTAGACCCGCCGGGGGTTCCACCACCAGTCGAAGCAATCGTAATACCGCCCGAACTGTTTGTGATGGTGATATTTGACCCAGCGGTCAGACCAGCAAGACTGAATCCAGATCCATTACCAATTAGCAACTGTCCATTTGTAGGCGTTGCCGTATTGCCTGTACCGCCATTCCCTGTGGGTAACGTACCGGTTACTGCCGTGGTCAGGCTAATGTTGGATATGGTGTTGTTAGAACCATTGATCGTCTTGTTGGTCAGGGTTTCCGAACCTGCCAATGTAGCCAACGTGCCGGTCGTTGGAAGCGTAACCGCCGTACTACCGGAAAGCGTTAAACCAAGACTATAGTTACCTGTGAAAGTAATCGTATTGGCTGCGTTATTTGCTACGCCTGTGCCACCATTTGCTGCACTCAGCGTACCCGCTACTGTTACTGCACCCGACGTTGCTGTGCTTGGTGTGAAGCCCGTGGTGCCAAACGAAATAGATGCAACCGTATTGCTCGTCGTTGCTACCGTTCCTGATGTAGGTAAGGTCAGGTTCGTTGCACCAGTGGTCGTAAACGTCAGGCTATTAGCACCCGAAGTTGCAAGCGTCGATCCATCAGCCAGTGTCAGTGTTGCACCTGTCGCAGGGGCGGTAATTGCAACCTTATTTACACTGGTTGCAGAAGCCACGCCAAGTGTCGGTGTCACCAGCGTAGCAGACGTTACCCGAACAATATTGCCTGTGCCAGAACTGCTTACCCACTCAGGAGCCGTTGCGCCTGAATTGACTTGCAGTACCTGATTGGCTGTGCCGATTGCAAGGAATGACGTTGTGCTTGATGCCGTCTGATACGGTACAGATCCTGCCGCGCCGCCAGCCAGGTTAGTTGCTGTGCCAACCGAAATGCCAGAAAGCGAAGTCCACTGAGGAGCCGATCCGCTCGATGTCAGTACCGTACTTGCACTACCAATACCTAGCTTGGTAAACGCCGTACCTGTTGCGTAGTAAAGCAAATCACCAGCCGTGTAACTGGTCTGACCCGTACCGCCTTGATCCGTGGCAAGCGTTCCAGTCGATGTCAACGCACCGCTGCCATCACTGAATACAGGCTTGCTGGCGGTCAGTGTCGATACAACTGGCGCCGAACTGAATGTCTGTGTACCTGTAAAAGTCTGAGCCGCATCTGTCCTCGCTACCGTTGCATTGGTAGAGGGGAATGTCATGGTCGTACTATCAGTACCAGCCAAGGTAATGGTGTTGTTGACCGTTGCCGTCTTACCGTTGGCAATCGTTAACGTACCCGTGGTCGTTGATACCGTCAGGCCGTTGTACTTACCAGCCGTTATATCGCCCGTCGAATCAGCAATCGTTGCTGCTGAGTTCTGGATAACCTTGCCGGTCGTTCCATCAAACCTTGCAATCGCGTTATCCGTAGAAGATGCTGGACCGTCTACGTCACCCGATGCAATCTCACGGAAATCGCCTAAGTTAGTATCCCAAGCCACCCAAGTCTGTTTGCCTGGGGTAACGGTAATACCAGTGGTCGGACCAGTACTTCCCCGAATCGTGATGTTGTACCCACCCGTGGTGTTATTCATCACGATGTAGGCTTTACTGCTATTCGGTACGCCGATATTCCTTGATGCTGTCCTTGCGCCAGTACAGTTAAGAATCATGTACTGGGCAGAGGTGCTGCTAATGTTTGTCGCAGAGCTGGTCCCTTGGGTCAGCGTAAGCGTGACATCGCCATCTGTTGTGATCGTCTGCGTACCGGCAATCGCAATGTCTAAGTACGATGTAATCGCGTTATTAACATCGTCGCCCCAAGTACCAGACTCGGTTCCTGTAACCGGCTGACCAAGCGCCAAAAGGGTGGTGTAATTGACAGTCATGTCGTTATCTCAGTCCAGTTAGCAGATTGTGAATTGTTAATCTGGGTCCATACAGGCGTCTGCCCATTATTGATACTCTGCCAATTAGCGGTTTGCGAGTCATCGATTTGTTCCCAGAACAACGCCCCAAGGATGCTATCCGCAATTGTTGCAGTCTCCGAGACGCTCGTAAAGAGTGATCGTATACCGTTCGTATTATCTGTGATAGCGCCGGTCTCCACAACCTGACCAAATACCGATGCTGATGCTGATACGGTGTCTGCGCCTGATCCTGTTTCCAGAATAAGAACGCCGAAGTTCTGTGCGGCACTAACGGTGTCTGCCCCCGTCGCCGTCTCCAATATGGAGCCAAAGAAGATAAAGTTAGCAGAGACTGTATCAGCCCCGGAACTGGTTTCAAGGACCGAAGCGAATACACCATTACTTGGCGTAATTGCGTCGGATCCAGTAGCAGCTTCAAGAATTGTGGCATCTGATACACCACCACCCCAAGCTGCCTGACCCCAGTATCCAGAACCATATCCACTCATGCCGACAGTGAGAATTGATAGGTAACTGACAATACATCCCCGGATACCACCGACCTATCTCCTGGAGATTGGAAATCCGCTGCCGAAAATAACGTACCCGAAGTTCCTAGGATTGTATTGTTACTTGTTAGGAAGGCGCCACCGACCGTCGCCGTAGTATCAATGTTAAATACAGCTTTGTTTGATGTATTCGTTACTACGGATGGATTGGCATTTGTTGCCGGTGCAAACGTAGCAGTTGGGCGATTGGCATCACTGTAGCAATCAATCTCATTCCAGCCCGTGTGAGACGACATGGTGTCACCAGGTGCTGGCGTGTTACTTGCGGCTGCTCCGTAAAGACCTACATACCAAGTAGTGATCTGAGCCGCTGAGTTTGATAGCGCCGTGCCAGCCATATACTGAAGTCCAGCATTCACAACCAGATTATCACCTTCTGCCGTCCACTTAAGGTTGCCGTCTTTGTCTCTGCACTCAGCAAAGTATTTGCCACAAGCGCGAGCTTTTTCACCAGATCCAGTTTGCGCTAACAAACCACCTTGAAATGTATCGACTGCTTTTGCTTTTTCCATACTTAATCCATTCGTATCAAAGCATTCGTTGCCGAGTTCGTTGGCATCGTAATTGTAAATTTGGTTGTGGTTGTTTTATCAGATCCAAAATCAAGAACTGCTATAGAACGGTTTGCTTTACTAAAGTTATAAATCAAAGCGCAACGTGCAGTGAATGAAGCTGGATCCCAAATCACATTATCAAAATCTACATATGCCACAGTACCAGAAGAGTTTACTGTTGTCCCAGTTAAAATTTTTCCACCAAGACTGTATCCAGTACCGCTTACTTCATTTGCCGATGAATAAACAGTAGTGGATTGGTTTAAGTCTGCATTAGCCGTATACAAGGCAATCTTTAAAGTGTCTGTCAAAAAGTTGTGAACGCCTTCGTACAGCTCTACCTTAAAGCTTGTAGTCTGACCTTGAACAATACTCATGACACTTGGACCCTTACCTGTCCATCACGGTAGGCATCCATACGCTGTTTACCGTCACCAAGGTTCTTTAATAGAGCAATTGACTGAACGTAACGCTCTTGTGATAGCTTGAGTAAGTCAGGCTCAAGCTTTAAGAATGTTGAACCTTCGTATATCGTGGCATTTAATAATGCAGAATCAAAATTATCACCTAGCCAAGTCGTAAGCGCTGTAACGATAGACTCGGGGTAATAGTAGTAGTGAAGTTCAACTCCATAAGCTAGGTCTGGCGTCGGTCCTAAAATAAACGAAAGTTCATTTGGAGAGCCAGGATAGTCAGGACCAAAGATAGCGTAATGCTTTGGCTTTCCTGTGTCCGTTGCGGATGGATATGCTTCTCTAATAAAGTTCACATCTTTATTTAAAAGAAACAGATAATCACCACCAGCAGGCGGATACACAGCTATGGAGTAAACAGATAAGAAATCTGATGGGCATTGCAAATACTTATTACTAGCCGTACAACTTCCTGTCACATTTTTCCGTAGGTTGGCAATCTGTACCGTGTTGTAGATACGTTGCTCCGCCTGACGGATCATCGTATTGATGTCCGTCGTCGAAAATGTCGTTTCAAGATAATCTTGAACCGCCGTGACAAGTTCCGAATAGGTCACGCCATTGGCCCCCTAGCCATTACACCTTTAGTAGCCGCTCCAGTACCACGTATTTTAATACCAGTGGTTTTGATATCCTTCTCAGGATAACCAGCGGTATGTACAACAGGTACGGGTTTTGGTTTCTTGACGACTTTGATGTCTTTCATTTCATGCCTCGATAGGTAAATGAAGACTTCTTCTGGTTAGCTACCTTAGCAAGGTTGCGTCCCATCTTAAGCATATCGGCGTTGGTCTTTCCACCTTTTGCTAATTTGGTCAAAGGCTTGCCAGGATGCATAGCCTTTTCATGTTTATGTACTGCGGATTTTGCATCCATTTCTATACCCCTATGTGGTAGATATCGTTACTGTACCAACAGCCGTCGCTGCAACCAAGTAGTTTGGCGTGAGAGGATCATCATATGCCGAAGCGCCACCAACCGGATTCCATCCCCACTGAATATCTCTTGATCCTCCAGTAGGAAAACCACCTGACGCATTAGGCAATAACTCTAACCCGTTTACACCAGCCGTCACATATGTCGTATCTTTTCTTGGATTACGTACAGCCTGTGGGTCGTCCACAGGAAACATCCCAAGAAGCAATTGAGGTTGATCGGGATCCCAACACTCATCACAGACTAATAAGTTATACCGTTTGGTTTTTATAACTTCTGTTCTGAGCTTCTTTAACTTAAATTGCTGACCGCACCTATCGCACATGGCGATAGAGTTTTTACCCGAGGCGTATCGATTACCCATATCCACCTCCAGATCCTATGAACTGTTGGCGTGGGACAAATCGGATAGCAGCCTTCTCTCGATCTTCGCCTGCTGCTAAGTTGAACTGCTCTTCATAAGCCATTTTCAACATATCAACTCGAGAGACGAGTTCTGGCTGCTTCATAGCAATGTAGTACGCAAGACCAGCTACTAGACATGGAAGGAAACGGAAGTTCATATCCGCAGTCTGTATACCTGCCCCTGCGTCTTGTACCCTTCTCATTCTCCAGTAGACAAATTGATAGGTCGTACTGTTATCTGGCGTAGGCCAAACCGTTATGGCTGGAAGGTTAGGGTTATATATTGTCGCGCCTGATGTGTGACTTGCCGCTGTGGTTCCGTTCTGTCCACGTACTACCCCGCCAAGCGAATTACCATCTAACCATTGATAAAGAATATCTTCACTGTCAATACGAACAAATCCTGCGCTAGGAAGACTTGCCGTTGAACTAAGTGTGATTGTCGTTGTCGTTGAGTTAATCGTAGAAGACAACGTTGCATTAGCAGGAGAAACTTGCCCTGAGAGTCTTTGAATCCAAACCTGGATAGGCCTAGCTTGCTGTAACTTATTAGGAATCGTAGCGTAGGTCGAAACGCTAATACGTGTAATCGTTAGGTCTGCCTGTGTAGACGATACATTCTGACCGGTACGAATGACGTGTTCTAACAAATCAATCGTATCTACAGGCAACGCATATGTGTTTACACCAGCCGTCAGGGTGATGGTTCCCTGATCGATGGTCCACATGTTAATGCCACGGTTCTGCCACTCAATGGTCATCAGGTTCATGGAACGCCGAGCAGTGCGTAGGTCATAGCCAGTCCGCATCTCACGGCCAGCCCTCTCCCACGCTTCTTCAGCTATTTCTGTGAACTCTGGTGAAAACCCAGTTGAACCGCTAGTGGTCATCTAAATCTCGCAGTCTTTGCGGCAATTTTTGCCGGTTGCTTAACGAACTGTTTTCCTGCGCTTTTTCCAACTCGTTTTGCTCTTGTAGTCGCAGCATACTCTGAAGGTGTAAGAGACTTAATTGCCGCCTCCGGGAGATATCGCTCGCCAGTTGCTTTTGGACCCTGTGTGCTAGGTTTGCCACTGCGCGTCCTCCATTTTTGCTCAGTCCAATTTTTTAGACTTTGCTGCGGTGCTTTCAATCTCGATAACCCCCACCCTTTTGCTTGTACTTCATGGCAAGCATTTGGGCCTTGCGAGCTGACCACTGCCCCGGCGATCCACCTTTGCCACCAGCTTTAATGCTGTTGAACAATGCTTTACGCATTCCCGGCTTAGTGTAGTTTCCTGCTTCATTGACACGAGACTCTCCGCCTTCTGCAAAGGCCATGAAGTCCGTATCGTCTCGACGCTTTTTACGCCGAGCCGTGGGCATTTTGGAAGGCATGATTACCCCCATCCCACGAGAAGCCATCATCTCAGCACTTCCCGCCGTAGTTCATTTTCTTAACCTTACCGCCAGCCTTCATGCCGGTAGAACCTTTCATGGTTACTTCCATGCCACGAGTTTTACCTTTCTTGGCGATGCCGTCAGCAGCCTTATGCCCAGCAGCCAGACCGCCAGCAGCATAAGCCTTACCGCCATGCTTCATGCCTTTCATTTCCGCCATCTCATGTTTGATCATAGACTTTGGCGCGCCTTTGGCTTTCATAAAGCCAACTTCTTTCTTCATCATTGCTTTGGATTCTTTCACTTCACCACCATCCTTTTTAGTGAACTCTTTTCCTACTGACATTGGAACGCCAACCTTCTTTGCAAACGACGGACTATGAGCCACCGCCTGCATGAAACGTTTCTGTTTTTTAGAAACAGGTGGCATTACATCTTTACCATCGTGCCACGAGTGCGTCCTTTTTTGACGCATCCGTCGGCGGCTTTGACATAGCCACCGTTCTTAGCGGTTGCCACCTCTACTTCCAATTCTGCTTTCTTAACAGGCTTGGGCTTTGGTTTTGGCATGGGTTTTTTGGGAGCAAGACGTGGATCGTATTCGGACGATGCCATATCTGGTGGGCTAGGTACGTTATTTGTCACTGACATGATCATCCTTTCTTAGCGAGGGCATCAATTTTTGCTTCAAGCCTTGTAAAACCTGAATCAAATCGTTCCATAATTTTTTCAAAATCCTGCTTAACTTCTGCACGAGTAATGTATTCACGGGCAATTTCCTCCCGAGTTCTATTCAGAAGGATCTGGATACGTTTCTGTTCATCAGAAGCTTGCTTCACCATGAACATCACCAGCCCCACTAAAAAAGAAGTGATTAGATTCCAAACTAGCATTCCCGTTTCCATTTAACACTTCCATCGACGTCTTGCCTGCCGAATCCGGCTATTTGGGTCTTTGGCTGCTTCAGGAAATTGCTTCATCTGACCGGCTGACCTAGCGCAAAATGACTTCCTGCGTGCCGCATCTTTCGGTCCAGGATTGTCACTAGTCACAGCCGTCTTGAGTTTGCTGCCGGGATTGGCCTTGCGATAAGCCGCAACACCTTTCTCCGTCATGCCTGCGCCTTGTTTAGTAGGACGGAAATTGCCCGACTTTACAGACGTTGCAATTCCCATTCCTTTCTTAGCCATGGCTTATCCGCAGATCAGTGTCACTGCCGTGACATCTGTAGGCGTAACGATTGCAAAGTCGTTATTACTGTACGCAGTACGAATACCTTCAGCCGCCATGTATAAGCTATTTACTTGAGTGGCTGAGGCAGGGGTGTCAATTTCTAACAAGATTTGTGAATCACTGTTTCTTGTTACAACCACCGTACCTGCGGTAGCGCTGGCTAAGTAATACAGTCCTTTGATTCGCGTCGGCGGTAAAGCTAATGCGCCGCCATAACCTACCGTAATTGCGCCAGTAGTCGCAGCACTCACCGTTACAGACGTGACAAACGCAAAGTAGTTTGAACTGTAAACCGTTGTGGCATTAGGACCAGTAACAACTTCAGTCACCGTGTTTCCAGCAACCGTCTTGCCAACAATCGTAAAAGTCTTACCCGTTTCGTTTGAAACACCAGTGATGGATACTTTATATCCATATCCATTGATACCAGGCTGGTTCTTTACCATTGACAAAGCGCCAGCCCCTGAAGGCGTCACGGAGGTCACATAAAAATCAGCATCTGATCTGATCTTTACCGACCATACATCGTATTGCATCCCCATGATGCACTCCTAATTAGGCTGCGGTCGTGATAGCAGTCCAAGTCGTAGCACCGTCCGTATTGATGTAGGCGCGAGTACTGGTCGAAGACCCATCAGTGCGGAGATACAACGACCCTTGCGCTGCCGATACTGTTGGCGCGCCAGAACCTACGTAAATGCCAAGGCCTGCTGTCGAAGACATAAGAAAAGCCGCCATACCGCCAGCAGCAGGAGCAGTACCGCTATCAGCAGTTACGTTCCCCGTGGCAGAAAGCGAAGCGACAGAAGTTGCAGATCCAAACGTAGCGTCAACAGTGACAGCACCCGTTGTGGAGTTGATTGAAATATCTTGGAATCCAGCAACCGATCTTACTGGACCCGTGAATGTGGTGTTAGCCATTTCATTCCTCACATGCGATACGGTGTATTAGTCTGCATGTCGTCAGCCGGGACTGTCTAATACACCGGATAACCCCGGAATAGTATGTTTGTATCAGTTTATAGGGGTGGTGTCAATTAACTTATTTGACTTTAAAAGGTTCTCTTGCTGGGGGATAACTCGCAAGTTCCATGGTACGTGAAGCCCACATACAGTTGGATTAATAAGAGGAATAATATGATCAACAACATATCTTTCGCCAGTAAGTTTTGTTAGTTGCATGGCATGGAGGTAGAGTATTTTGATTGACTCTTTTTGCTCCTGCGTTATCCATAGCGGAGTAGCGTTTTTGTGGCGTCGTTTCCGAACGCTGTTCAATGCTTTATAAAGATCTGGGTTTTGTTTTTTGTATTTCTCTCTGTGCTTTGTTCTTTCTTCTACCGGTCTTGCATTTGCCCTGGCTATAACCTGCTCTTTATTGGCTTCGTAATACTTACGTTTTGCTTGTTTGCCTGCGTCTGACTCGTTATATGCTCGGTAGTACTCGGCTCTAGTTGTATTGGCCTTTTCCCATTCAACCTTCAAACAGTCAACGCATGATCCTTTTGTTTTACGTGGTGAAATGTGACCGTGTTTACAAGGCTCTCCGGTGAAGTAGTACTTGACCCCTGCGTCCTGAGCTTCTTTGCGGGTCTTGGGTAACTGTGAAGTGTCCATTTTATCTCCTGTTATACGACACAGGATATTTTACACAGTTATTTATAAAAGAAAAGGGGCCGAAGCCCCTTTCCTATAAACCCTTGATTTACAAGGATTATGCCCCTGGTGAGCCAAAGATTCCAAGAGGGTCAGAAACACCAAACGAGTAACGTTCCCTACTTTTATATCTTACATTCCCGGTGTCGAAGTCCCCGTCCATTGACGTACTCAACGGTGTACGCACGAAGTGCTTAAGTCCGTTAGGAACATCGGTGGTGAGGAACCAGGCGTTGGTGTCAGTCAAGAAGTGATTGACGGTGTAGCCTTCAGGGATTGAACCCATCATCTTCAGTGCGTTCACATCGTTGTCTGCTGTAGCCACGCGAAGCTCGGTTTGCAGCAAGCGGGTTGCTGTAAACATGAGATTCGGAGGAACAACCAACTTGCGTGGCTTGGCTGCGATCAACAGACCACGTTCGTCCGTCCACCCTGCAATTTGAATAACGGCGTTTTCCAACGACGTTTCATTCAAGTCAGCAGCGGTAGAAGGCGTGTTGCTGTTGGTGCCACCAGAGATGAGCGGATGAGCTGTCGAGAACAAAGGCTGGCCGTCACCGTAGGTAACTGCCGAGTTAAAGCCATTATTCAGAACTGCCGCTGCCTTCACCTGCTTGGTGTAAGCCATGGCACGAGCCAATGCTTTGGTATAACGCGACGACAGGCTGTCGTACAGGTTATCTTCCACGGCCTCTTCGGTGATTGAAAAGCCCATAGCAATGGTTTCGTGGTTGTACCTTGCGGTCCATGCTTCTTGTGCGTTGTCATAAGCAATCGCACTGCCTTCCGGTTTGACCGGAGCGGCACTAAAGCCAGACAGCTTGGTTTCCTCTTCGAAGCTGCGTTCAGAAGATTCAGTTTCGTAAATCTCCTTATGCTCTTCGCCGTAACGAGCATACTCCAAACCGAACAG